AGTCTTCTTTTCTTTGTTGTTGAAAGTAATTCAGTGTAGAGAAAGTCAGGTAACTTCTCACTGATTATCATTGATGTATTTCTAAGGTCGTGCCAACTCATGTATCTCACACTTTACATAATTACAGTCTGAACATTCCATTTCGGATCGATAACTCTCGACCTTATGAATCAATCTATCGTATTCAGTTCCTACTACTGGGTGAGCAGACTTGTAGTAGTCACAGGCTTGGAGTAGGTGTGCTACATCTTGTTCATGAAATTGCATTATATATCTAAGGCATACAACATTGGTAGGTCAGGTGTCTTACCTGCTTCTACATATGAGAGCACTCTAGCACCTGGATAAATTTTGTTAGCTTGTTTCTGGATCTCCTGACGCTGAGGCTTCTGTAAGTTAGGAAAGAATATCTGGACGCGATACATTCTGCCACGCCAAACCAACTCGACGTAATAGTATTTCCCGTACTCATTCAGACGTGCCGCTGCCATTAGTTATTAACCACTTGAACTTCTGTACAGTATACAGTAGAACCTGATCCTGTCTTAGGCATTATAGCATACTTTTGAGAAAGTCTAGCTTCAGCAGTACCTGAGAAAGCACTGAAACCTGAACCGTCAACGGCAACTGTGAAAGTTGTGGGAGTAACAGCGGTAATTGCTTGATGAGATACATTATAATCACCTACAGAGGAACCAGTTGTTGTGACATAATCACCTACCTTGAATTGGTTATGATTTCCACCTGATCTTTCGATTGTAAAAACTGTTGGGTTAGCAGCAGTACATCCAGTGATACCCACTCTTATGGGACTATCTCCTTTCAGTATTACTGATTCTCCTTTCTCAACATAGAGAGTTGAGGTGGTAGCATTGGCATTGCCACCTATAGCAATAGCACATCCACCCTTGGCGATGTCCACTGCGAATCGGTACAAACCTGTCTTAACTGATAATGCTGCGCTTTGTGTGTTAGCAGCACTACCCACGTCAGTCGTAGGTCCGTCCTGTACTACTTTTAATACGGTCATGATTTTTTAGTTGGTTCCTGAGTTATTTATCTTTGGAAGCATTCTTTAACATCTTCTGGAGATCCGCTGTGCTCCCTACGAATAGGGCGTTGTTCACAGTTGATGGACCTTTCTTAGATTCTTCTTTGACATCCTTAGTCATCTTTTGGAGAGTCATAAGTTTGTCAGCAACATCACCTACATGCTTAATTAATTGTCCAGCAACTTCATATGCTCTGGGATGGTCACTACCTTGTGCTACATCTAAAGCACCATCGACTGCCTCTTGACCTTTCTCTATAAGAGAATATAAGTTTGCTCTCGCATACTCATGGTCATCTCCCACTTGATCTTCAGAGATCTTTTTAGTAGGTCTCTTTTTTGGAGTTGGATTGTTTACAGCTTCAACAGTATTGAATGCTTTATCCAAACCCCCATAGTTTTCATTAGCCATAGAAAGAAGTCATCTCATTGAATCCAAAGTCATCGTCACTGTCTATTAGAGCAGTGTCAGCAGAGGTAATTAAATCAATCACAGATCCACTAGCATGAGCAGATGATGTGGTTGCGTTCTGACCACGTGTGACAGTAATACTTGTACCATCAGGCTTGGTCTTAACCTTCATAACTTCATTATTGATTTCAATGTAATCTCCAATACTGAAGACTGTTGAGTCAGTAACTTGAAGTGTACCAATCTTAGCAGTAGCAGCAGCAGTTAAGGTTAGACCTGCTCCATCACTATCCTTATCACGTAAGGCTTTTGGTTCGACTGTATATGATACACGTCGTGGTGAATTGACCACATCGGTACCAGTCTTGTAATCGACTTTTGCTTTCTTGATTGGCTTGCCAGTCTGCGTAGGTCCGAAGATATACGCTTTCATAGTAAAACTAATATCAATAGTAGTTAATTTCCTTGTTGAGAAATCTCCTTCATAATCATCAGCATACTGAAGACTGTTAAGTACTATAGGTATATCACGGTACTCGTTGATGTCATCAAGTATTTTAATAGTAACATTATATGATGGTTGAAATATTGGTAGTATCTGTTCAGTAATCTCTAGTGCCTCATCGTTTGTCTTCGATAAGATAGACATTGTGAAATCTAAATTATATGGTACAGGTGTAAATATTTTCCTTACAGCATTAGCACCATCCTGTTTGTAGTCAGCAGTAATAGGACTTAGTTTCCTACTACTATCATATGATATACCTTGCATCTCAAATGAGATTCTAGGCAATGTAATAGCAACCTTCTTGTTGAGATCTGGTTGTTGCTCCAGTCTAGCCAAGAACTTTTGCTTAGGACCATAGGCAAGTGGTACCTTCATCTTCTGATAGGTAGTACCTGAAACTTCCTTACGGACCTCTATATTATTAAAAAGTGTACCGAAAGCAACTACGCACTTACGGATAACTTTGTTGTATGTGTATGCTCCTAACATATCAAGTAGCTATTCCAAATGGGTTTCCTTCACTGAAGTCAATAATATCATCAGCCTCACTCTCAAACAATGTACTGTCAGAGAACTTGGTGTCTGTTGTTTTCATTGCATCAAAACTATGTATAGTAATAGACGCTCCAGAAGTGGATCCAACTAACTGCTCACCAATAGAGAAGTCCGCAGTTGGGTTCTTAAGTTTGAGCCATCCTTCACTCTTATCCCAGTCTGCCAGTAGAGCAGTACCAGAGGATAGATCTCCAGTAACTGTTTCTCCATCGGAGAAGTTACCAGATAGACCACCAGGTACAGACTGTAAAGCAAATGCAGCAGTAGTGTAATTAGAACCAGGAGTGTCTATAACTATGGATTCAACTGAGTCATACCCTGACCCTTCGTTTGTTATCTCAACCTTAGTGAGTTCACCAGACGAATTAAAAGTCGGGGTAACCACTGGTTTGGAGCCTGAGCTAGGAGGATCAGAGAAATTAATACTAGATCTAGATACATCATAACCAGCACCTCCGTCGATAATTGTTATTCCTGTCATTTTACCGTTGACCACTTTGGGATCTAATACGGCAGCTCTAGTTGGAGTTGATCCTGCTACATTAGCAATGATCATCTCAGCATGAGCAGTACAACCACTCCCGTCTCCACTGCAAGTAACAGTAGGAGTGAAATTGTACTTACTTCCGTTTGTAGTGACGACTCCTTGGGTGACCGATCCATTACTAATGAGTGGGGTAGCGGCAGCTGCTACACCTGGGTTAACCAGATAGTAGTACTGTACTGTATATCCAGTATCTATAAGCTCATCATCACCAGCAAAGAATTCTCCCTGCTCATCACTGAACTCAAAGAGTTCTGCCTTAAGTTTATATACGTAGTTCTTACCAAGCTGATAGAAAGGTTCTTCATGCTCTACGAACTTGATCTCAAAATAGTTAGAACTCAATGGGAAGAATATTAGATCTCCTTCCTGTGGTCTATCTCCTAATGCTATATCGTTATCTTCTAAAAGGAACTGTGATATTAAATCTTGAAATCTCTGTTGTGAGATAACCATACTTATTTCATCAGTCTGTCTTATACCAAACTTAGTTAGTAAATCTCCACCACCTTGGAACCCATCAAAGTTCTCTAGGTATGCTTCAATCAGATATGAGTCGTCAAATTCTGACGCAATCTCTTCATTGAATACACCATCCTGAGCAACCATCTGTCTGGGGATATACAATATATCCAACCCAAACATCTTGATAAACTCTTCAGTAAGATCTTGCTGAAGGAACTGTTCGTTACGAGTTCCGTGAGTAAAAAATACGTTTCTCATCCAATCATATCCATTGGTGGGATTTCATATGTAGAGATCATCTTATCTTCAAGCTCATCGAGTTCTCTCTGACCTTCTCTATATAACTCTTCACCGTTCATGGTAATACCACCAGGTAACTGAGCACCCTTGAACTTACTTAAGTTCTGACCCCACTGTCTCTTAACTAAAGAGGTTAGGTATCTCTTAAGGAATATATCATTATACATGTCTGTGTTCTGTGTTGGATCTAATGCTCTCCAGCAATCAAATACCAAGAAGTCTCCATCATTCACATCAGTGTGGAAATCTAGATCCATAAAGAGCTTATCTCCTCTCATCTGGAATCTCAATTGCTTCTGACCTTCCAATAACCAATAGATATCTTCCATCCTCCTGTTGACCATTTCATAAGTAAGGATCTCTGTCTGAGTCAAATCCCATAGGTCATTCAATCTCCACTGATACCTAACATCAAACATGTTAGTAGTATTCTTTGAAGTGAAATCAAATATCTTAACCACCTGAGTTACATGCTCAGGCATCTCAATGAAATTATTCTGTGTAAGAAATTCTGTTGCTCTAGCACCTACCTGTGTAACAGTTTCTGTACTATCAGTCTTCATCAGATCTATGGTAGCCTGATCAAACTTATACTTTAGGAAAGTTCTCAAGTAACCATCACTGTTTCTTTCATTGAAGAATTGAACAGCGTCATCTACGAGATCAGATATCTGATCGTCATCGACATTAATTTCTAAAACTGGTGCACCCAGTTTTCTTAAAGAATACTCTATGAGAGCATCGCGGGTTGCTGGTTTTGCCATTAAACTGTATCGACGTTGAATCTCACTCGTACATAATATGTAGTAGTTGGTAGTAGATTCACATCACCTGGTAAGGTGTACTGTAGTAGGTTGGTTGAGTTTCCTAAGGATTGGTGTTCAATATTCAGGAATGTATCTGCCTGAGAGAACTGCCAGTCAGTAGAGTTGTGTCCATATCCAGCCTTGATAGCTGGGGAAACAACGTTAATCGTTGGATTAAATGCTGGAGTGAATGCCTGTATGACAGGTTGATCTACAACTGGTGTCTTAAAGACAACTGGGTTACCATAAGATGATACCAAACCATTGTTATCCTTATACTTAGCTTGTGCTGTATAAGATGTATCAAAGTCTAAGTAACCCGAAGGTACTGTAAATGTAGCTAAGTTAACTGTATCACCAGCAGACAAGTCAGGAACTGTAATCAATGAAGTATCATATATCACAGTGTTATCAGATAATTTCTTAATCAACCAGTAACTAGCATAGTGAGTAGAACCTGCGTACTGACTATTGAAAGCAGCAGTAGTAAATGTTGGTTGTCTATTATATGAAAGGGTAGTATCAGTATCAACATTAACAGTCAGTGAAGCTGGTGCTGATACAAATTCAGATTCATTAACCGTTATAGTAGCAGCATTAGATGTTACTGATATGGCATTAGAATTAGATAGTACACAACGGTACTGATTATTTAATGTTGGGAATGGTTGAACAACTGTAGTATAAGCAGCAGCAGTAGCACCAATTACATTACTCCAGTTACCACCACTATCAGTTGACTTCTGCCACTGGTAGTTGATTACACCACTTGTTATAGAAGCAGTAATATTATATGTTGCTGCGTTACCTTCAATGATAGTAGCATCTTGTGGTTGAGCACTGATAGCAATTACTCTCAGAACTGTTAAGATAGCATATGTGGAAGTAATAGATGCTTGAGCACCTACCAAACTTACAACACAACGGAACCTATCATCATTGTCAGTACCAAATACTAGAGATGGTGTGTTATATGTTGCTGCTGTAGCACCAGGAATATCATTATAGTCAACAGCGTTGTCAGACTTCTGCCATTGATATGTCTGTGCTCCACTAGATGTAGAACCAGTTACAGAGAAGGATGAACTTCCTCCTTCATTACCAGTTGCGTTAACTGGTTGAACAGTAATTTGATGAGTTCTGTATACAGTAAGATTTGCTGCGTTTGTATAAGCAACAGCATCTGCTCCTGTAGCATCTAACTTACAACGATATTGATCAGCATGATCATCAGCATATGTTAGAGTGCTAGTTGTATAAGAGTCACTCGTAGCACTTGGTACATCTGCCCAGTTACTACCAGCGTCATCAGACTTCTGCCACTGATACGTTAGTGTTGGAGTATGATTACTCCAGATAGAGTTATATAATTCAGGATCAGCAGCAGTCTCAGCATGAGCAGCGTTACCACCACCTGAAGGGGTCGTCCAGTTTCCTACCCCGAAGGAAGAATTTAATAGTGCGGTTATAGCACTGTTGTCTACAGTACCAGCACAAGTAAACGTAGCAGTACCAGTCTCATCAGAAGATTGATCAGATGGATGAGATGTTACTGTAACTTGTACAGTCTCTACTTGTAGTACAGCAGCATTAGAGAATACGTTGGAAGCACCAGGGGCAGATAAGTAACAACGATATTGATACTCATCATACTGTGATGTTAACGTGGGTGTAGTATAAGAAGCACTTGTAGCACCACCTATATTACTCCAGTTACTACCATCATCGATAGATAACTGCCATTGGAATGTAATGTCAGAATTATCACCATCACTAAGAGTAGCAGCAACATCAAATTGTCTTGTACCACCTACAGATCCTGTTTCATTATCAGGGTGATCTGTTACTGTGATACCTCGTGCGACTGTTAGTGTAGCACTGCTGGAAGTAACTTCAGCTGCTCCAACAGCATTAACTTTTACTCTGAAATAGTCTCCATTATCAGCATTAAATGATCCTGGAGGTGTGCCACCACTATCGTAAGTAGTAGCAGTAGTTGTATATGTATTACTTGTAGCACCAGAGATTACATGCCATGCTGTGTCATCTTCTGATTTCTCCCATGAGTATGTTACTCCAGCACCATCAGCAGTTGTAGCAGCGGCTGTATATACAGCAGCAGTTGGAGCTGTAACTGACTGGTTGGTTGGTTGTGTATTAATCGTAACTGTTCTGTATACAGTTAATGTAGCAGCATTAGTTGTTGTAGTAGTTGCTGCTGTATTTGAATCACAGACGCATCGGTACTGCCATCCATTGTATGAGTAATCATCATCAACAGTTAATGTATCTGTTGTCTCTCCACTGTGTCCAGCCTGAGAACTGATGTCTGCCCATCCTCCACCTGTACTATACTGCCATTGATATGTAACAGTAGAACTATCGGATGTACTAGCATTGAGAGGACCGAAGGTAGCATTGGTTCCAGCACCCGCCTCAATACTTGTACTTGAAGGTTGCGATCCGATAGTTACAATCACACCTGTTCCAGATGTGTGGAAATTGTAACTTTGTGATTCACCACTGGTCACTTCGTTGACCGTCACACTATAGAAACCATCCTGATAGCTCGATGTAACAGTACCACTTAGCTCACCAGAAGTGGCGTTAAGTGATAGTCCTGTTCCAGATATACTGTCACCACTTAGGGTGTACTCTCTGATATTGAATGGTTCAGTAGCGTAGCTAGTGAATGTGTTTATTCCTAATTGGGTTGATATAGAAGCACCGTTAGCAAATCCATCACCACCAACTGTTCCTGTAGTAACTCTATTAGAAGTTCCTGTTCCTTGGACACTCTTGATAGAGAATGGATGACCTGAAGCATTAACGTCAAATATTAAAGTATCACCAACGGTTGCGTTGATTGTAACGTCATCTCCAGTATCACCTGGTTCAGCAAGAGTGATAGTTCCTACCATACCACCATGGTATTCACATTGGTAATAGTAAGTACCAGCAGTTGCTCCTGTTGTATTCCATACAACGTTACCAACCTCAGCACCTTGACCTGTTACCCCTGATGATATTTGATTACCAGTACCTGTACCAGCCTGTGTCTTAAGATAGAAGGGGTGTCCTGTTGCGTTAACAGCAAATGTTATTGTATCTCCGACCCATACCTTTACACCAGGATCAGCAGCAGAACTATGAGTAGTATCTCTATCAGTACCAGATATAGTATAGTCACTACTACCAGTATTTGATACGGTAATACTGAGAGATGTAGTTGCTACATTTTGTTCAGCAAAATTATAAGCACCATTACCAGCATCAGTTACATTCCATTTTCTAACAGCACTTCCACCACTACCAGACAATACAACCTGACCATACATGTTAGTATGAGATTCGCATTGTGTAAAGTATGTTCCTGTACTTACTCCTGTAGTCTTCCACCAGATTCTTCCACTGGTTACTCCAAATCCACCACTCGTTGATAGTGTACCAGATGCTCTATGCCATGCTATAGACTTATTAATATACTTGGTGAATATACCTCTTACCTTACTGAGAAGAGAAGTAGTGTCTTGGAAATTAAAGTCAGCACCTGTATCAACTGGAAGTTGTTCAATGGTACGACCTGTATGACCTGCCTCTTCACTGTCAAGTTCAGCATATAAAGCTACGTTAGCAAACGTAGGACCATCTGTTGCTTCATGTGTACCTGATACAATTGCCATATAGTTGTTAGTACCACCAGCAGTTTCATCACTGGTACCAGAGTTAGTAACTTGAATAGTTATTGTGTTAGCAGCAGCATCCTGAGCAATAATTCCATGCCAGGTTCTTGATACATCCTTTATGTCTATTCCACCAACAGTTAATGA